GACTTTTAGATTGACTTTTAGATTGACTATTAAATAGTTTTTCATATACATTATCTTTATTTACATATATAGTATTTAAATTAACCTTAAAATTATCAGAATTAAATAAATTCTTAAATTCAATATTGTAATATATTTATCATTATTCTTATAACTATCTATTATATTTTTATAATTATTGCCATTTATTGATATTACAATACAAGTATGTTTAATTAATTGAAGAAATACATCATTCTTAATTCCTGGATTAACTTCATCATAATTAAGAATATCTAAATTATATCCCCTCCATTTATTTATATTATGATATACAAAATTATGATATTTTGCAAAAATTTTACCTTTTGCAATACTATCAACTATAAATAAATAATATTGTTTTATTGAACTTTTAATTGGATTATTAGTGTTATATGATCCACGATTTCCAATTCTAGAATTATTTAAGTTTCTACTAGATTTAGTAAGATGTAATTCTGGTGCTACCTTGTGTATCATTATAATAAAAATTAATTTTTATATTATATATTTTATATTATATATAAAAAAAATGATTAAATATAATTAAATTAGTAATATATAAAATCAAATTATAATAGATTATACTAGAAAAATGTCAGAAATTATTTATAAATTACCATCTATATTTAGAACATCTATTATTCCAAAACCAACTGGTGGAAATAAATCACCATATCTTATATATTTAAATTATTATATTAATCAAAATAATATATGTCATTCAAAAGCACAAAAATGTTGCGGATTATTATCTCCTGATAAAGAAGTATTTGTTTCTAAATATATATCATCAAATAAAAATAAAGCGAAAAATAAAGAACCATTATCTAAATTCACAGCACAATTAGCAATATATAGAGAAGATAATGGTAAAAAAAAAGATTATAATAATGAATTACAACCTATTGATACTCAAAAAAATATAGAATTAATTGGTATTAATCCAGATGTTGCGGAACATATATATAAAAATATGCTTATTTACAATAATCTTTCACATTTTGGAATAAAAATTGTTGATGATTCTTTAAAATCACAAGTTACTATTAAAAATGGTGAATATAAATCAAGATTTGATTTTACTGCTATAAATTCAAAAAATGGAAAAATAATGATTATTGAAGTTAAAACAGTTGTGATAGCAAATTATGAAAATGACACTGAAAAAATTGAAAAATTTAAACTTAAAAATGGTGTATGTACTACAAAAAATTTTAATGAAAAAATCGCAATATTTCCTAAAGGATTTCGTGCTCGTAAAACAGATACTATTAGTCCAAGAGCAATTCATCATATGGAACATTTATCATATATTCAACGTGAATTATCTGATAAATATGAAACATATTTAGTATTTGTAATTCAACGTTCTGATGTTAATGAATTTCAACCATATAAAGATGACCCACAATTTATAAAAACACTACAAAATACTTATAATGATGGAGTAAAAGTTTGTGCTGTTTCTATTAAATGGAATATTAGAGGTGAAGCAATTATTCATAATAATAATGTACCAATTAATTACTTATTTAATAATGAATAAGTTTATAAAAAAATTAAATAAAAAGCAATTATTTGATAATTGATGTAAAGTTTTTTTGATATTGATATGATAGTTCTATTTTTTTTCTTTTAATGTTTCTTTACAATTTATAATAATTTAATTAAATGATAAAAAATTATAGAAAATATAATAATATATATGGTAATTCAGGATTTTTTTCATGCTTTATTTGATATTATCATTATATTAATTATATCAAACATACATTCTTTTACAAAAGAACCAACGCTATGAGCCAAAATAGCAGACGTTTCCATTTTGCCAATTCGAAGTCCTCCATCTTAGGAACGACAATTAATGGGTTGGCGTGTAAGGGAACTTGATTTACATCCATCAGGTAAAAGTAATTTGTTCCAACACGCCAATTTATTTTATCACTATCATATGTTTAAGTTTATAATTAAAGATTGGTTCAAAGAAAATAGTATCACTTTGTTGTTCGTCAGTTTTCACAAAAAAAAAATTTATTTTTAATGAATTAGTTTCATGCATAAAACATGCAAATCAGTATTGCTACAAAAAGTGTATTACTCCACTTTTTGTAACAATTGCTGTTTCTCGAGCCAGTTAAGAGCTTTCTTCTTTACATATTCTCCATCAAGCGGGAAAAACTTGTCATCTACAATAACAAGATTGTGTGACTTAATGACCTCGCCCATAAACGTGTTTTGGCTCTTGACAACTGTAGCATCAAAATCATCGTCGTTAATTTGAAGACCAAGTGGTCCCTGATTATTGAGAACACGTGATAAGACAAGATGTGTCGAAATTGGTTCGACATCTTCCATGAAAAACAGTTTGTCTGCGCCCTCAAATAAACTCATATCCAGCATCCTCCTATGTGTTGTGATTCTCCTTTCAATTGTAGTAAGCGTACCGTTGACGGAATTGTGCCAGTAATCGAACTCAGCGAACATCACTTCGTCTGTATACTTGTGCTGAATTACCACAATGGCTTTGCCTTGTCTTTCGGTATAAAACCTCTTGTCCTCGTCTTCACGCGACTGGATATCAATCACTTTATATAGTCCAGGAAATTCTGGAGGTGATCGTATAGAAGGCATCTTTTTCTCTTGTGCCCAAATGGCAACGGTATATAATAATTATATATATATTATCATTTTTTCACACGCGCAACCTGTTGTGAACAACTATATAAATATAAACTAATAAATATTAAATTAATACACAATATAGGTGCTAATTGTTGTTGTGTGAGTGTAGTTTATCAACAACATCTCTACATATGTAAGAAAAACATTATCATCATAGTTATTACATTATTTTCTATTTTTTTTTAAGATGTAAATCGGTATTTAAAAATGGAAAAGTGTAATTTATAAAAAAAAATTTTTTATATAGTTTTTTTTATATATTTATACATTTATACATTTATATATCCTAAAAATATATAAAATGTCATTAATGTATCTTCTAAAGCAACATGAGATAAAAATTTATTAGATTTTAGTTGTTCTACTAATTCTTCATTTGTATATAAAGAATTTTTTATTTTTAATTGCTTTTGAATATATTTAAGAACCTTTGTTTTTTTACCACGTGTTTTAACTATATATTTATTATATACATCACGTAATTTTAATAATCTCATATTCTTTTGCTTTTCTTTATCATTTAAATTTATAGTATTTGTTGTATATTCAATATCTTTATCATTATCTTTCTTGATACGTAATATTTCATCTCGAGCATCCCAATAATCTATTTTACCAAATTCCATCTTATTATATCCATATTTTGAATATATTGAATCAATATCTACACGAACTATCTTATCTATTTTTACTCCTTTTTCTATATCTTTTAACTTAATATTATCAAGTTGCTTTTTATTAAATAATATAGTTTTAAATTTATTTGAAAATAATTTTAAACTATTTATGAATATAAAGAAATCTTTATCTCCTTTGTTAATTATTGTAAATTGGGTTAATAAATTATATAATATATTATAAAATATACCAATTTTTGCTTTTGGAATTGCATAATTTTCATTAAAATAATTAATATGATTTGTAACTTGATTATTTGATAATTTATTAAAATATGCTAATTCATAACGTTTTTCATAATCCTTAAATATATTAAATCGTACATCATATTCAATAAAAATATTTTCATTATCTTGATGTTGTGGTATCTTATAATTACAATATTTATAATATTCATTTAAATTCATAAAATAATCTTTATATTTCTTTAAATCAACTTTCTTTTTTGTAGAATTATATTTATTTTTCATTATATTAAATAAATCCAATATTTCTATATTTGAATAATATGGCATATGAATTTGATATATTTCACATTCATGTGTTTTTTTATTTAGAAAAATTAATGCTAAACTATGAACTATTGTTAATTGATTTGTATTATTTTCAAATATGTTTATTTGATAATAATCTCCATATTCTTTGATAAAGTCATCTTTTACATACATATCTTTAAATTCAAAATCAAATAACATTACTATATTTTCTTTCTCTTTTTTTGATAATTCAGTATAATTATTTAGTTGTTTTATAATATCATTAATGTTTTCTTTTACAGATGATATTTTTATTTCTGGCATTTCATAATGAGTATTAAGACTTTCCTTTTCTAATTTATTAATTAATAATATATTCTTTATACGTTCATATAAATTTCTATTATATAAGCTAAATTTAGAATTAGAATTAGATTTTTTATTTTTGTTTTTATGTTTCATATTTATTATTTAATTTTTTGTATAATTAATTATAATAAAGATTTTATTATATATTTAAAAAAATATATGTTTTGATTTTTTATTCATATATATCTGCTAATATTTGTGCTGATTGAATGAATTTATATATGAATATGAAAATTATATATAAAACTTAATCATCAAAAATATCTATTAATGCTCGAGCACTTGGATTTTGTGTAAATATTTTACCTTCACTATTACGAGGTAACCAATAATATGGAATTATTGCTTCATTATGATAATATTGTTTAAATACTTTTATATAATAATATGCTTCTTTATTTGGTATTTCTATATGAGTATATTTAGATTTATTTTTAGTAAATTCTTCATCATTAATTTGTGTTTCTATATATTCTTGAATAATTTCATACCAACTTTGTGTTTTTTTTGTAATAGAATCCGAAAATCCATTTTTAGTTCTCCAAAGAATTTCATTAGGAAGTGTCTTTTCATTATCATCAAATGCTTTTCTTAGTAAATATTTTTCTATATTATTATACATATATGGCATTTTAATTAATGGTTGAATTTCCATAATATACTTAACAAATTCTCTATCACTAAATGGAACTCGTGCTTCTAATGAAGCTGATGATATACATCTGTCAGCACGTAAGCTGTCAAAAAATTGAATTTCATTAATTAATCGTGCTTCTTCTTGATAAAATAATTTAGGATCTTTTATATATTTACAATAAATATATGAAAGAAATACTTCATCACTATATTCTCCTGATAAAATTACTTTTGCATCTGATTTTTTTAATATATAATGAACTAAGAGATAATTTGGAACAGATGCACGAACTGTAGTTATATCATATGACTCAATTGTTTTAATGACTTCTGGAATAGCATCTAACATTTCTTGTTGTGTTACTATAATACTTGTATGTTTTGATTTAATGTGATCTGCTACTTTTTGTGCAGCTATTAAATCAGGAGAACCTTCCACTCCAATTGAATATGTTTCAAGTGTATATGGCTCAAAATATTTACTTGCTATCGCACATATTAATGAAGAATCTAAACCACCTGATAAAAGACACGCAACTTTTCTGTCTGAGTTTTTAATCCTCTTTTCTACTGCTTTTTCTAATTTTTCTCTTATCTTTTTCAATATAATTTCTTGTGTATCATTATTAAATTTCAGTTTATCATATATAGTAATATCATCACGATATAATTGATAATCTAAAATTTTTAATTGTTGTGTATCAATTACCATATAATATCCGCTTTTAAATTGTTGTGTATGATATTCGGCATCATTTATTCCTTTTAATTCACTTGAGAAAATAATATCATTATAATCACTATTTATATTAATTAATGAATCATAAAAATTGCGTTTAATTCCTATAAATAATGGTCTTACACCATATTCATCACGAGCTATTAATAATTTCTTATTATTTGAATCATATAAGATAAATGAATATTCTCCATCTAATTCATTACATATATTATTTGCCACTAAATAACTATTTTTTTCTATTTTACTATATTTTTTATATAAATGTAAAATTACTTCACAATCACACGTTGTTTTTGTTGTAAAATTATATTTTTCTTCTAATTCTTTATGATTATAAATTTCTCCATTACATATTAGATATATTCCGTCTAATTCAAATGGCATACACGCCTCATCTGATAAATCATTAATTGATAATCTGTGAAAAACTGATAATGTATTATCTACTTCTGTTATACGAGTTTTATCAGGGCCACGATGTTTTAATTTATTATAATAATATGCATATTTATTTTTAGCATCATTTATATCTGATGTCTTCGATAAATAATACCAAATTCCACACATTAATTATTTATTTATTTATTTATTTATTTATTTATAAAAAATTTTATTGATAATATATTATATATACTGTTAGGTTTATATCATTTTTTTTTGATTGAAAATTTTTATATATGTAATAAATAATATATAATTGAATTAATTTTATATTTTAAAAAAGGATTTAAAGGATTTTCTTTAAATACTAAAAAAATGGATCAATATAGTAAAAAATTTTATGATAAATATGAACAATATTTCGTTAAAACACCATATGATATTAGTAGTTTAGAACAATATATTCCTTTTATTACACCATTAATGGGATATAAAAGATTTTCTAGTCATGATTTTTCTATTATTGTTGTTACTACTTTCATACAAATCTTAATATATGGATTAAATATTATGTATATTAATCATATTCATAAAAAACAAGAAAATGGTGGTTGTGAATGCTCTAAAAGTGATGTTACTAAATATATTTTTTGGTATTCAATTGCTAAAGTAGTTTTCTTATCATTAATCCTTACATTATATACCGCTTCTTATAATAAAGTATTACCAAATTATGTTTCACAAATATTCCCTATAGTTGTAATTATTTCAGCAGTTGATATTGTATCATTATATCCATTATGGTTATTCTTATCTGATTCTTATTATACAGGATTATCCTTTTCAAGATGTGAATGTTCTAATTCTCAACTTAAATCATTACCACATTTCTTCTCAAATATTTCAGTAACATCATATACTGTTATTATTATTTCATTAATACACGCATTAGTTTCTATGATATTTGCTTATATATTCTGGAAAATATTTCTTACAAAAAAATAAATATAAAGGATATAAAGAATATAAAGAATATAAAGAATACTAGTTATTATTTTTATACTATATCTTTACATAAAAATATGTCATAGTTTCATATACGAGAAATAAAGAAATCATTAAGCTGTGAAATTTAATTTATACATACACCTCAGCCAAAAACAAAGAACATTCAATCCGCTATGTATTATTTTGTATATGGAGAAAGATAATACATAGATAACCTATATATCATAGAGATAGTGCCTATATATAATATTATGCTAATATTATTTATGTTAGCATGGGCAAAATAGTGTCCTTGTTCGTAAGAACTAAATTTTTTTACTATAAAAATACATAATTAATATATAAATTTATGGCATATACGCCTTCTATAAAAAATGATATAATATATAATTTATACATATGTCTAATCCTTATTAATTATTATTGGATCATTGCGTATGTGGAGAAAAATACGTATTTGGAAAACTATCTCTATGAGATTAAGTATTCCAGCCCTTTACTTGTAATTTATTACAAGTGGATACATATGTGTCCCTGTTTTGACAACAAAAAAGTGTAATACTACATTCGTGTGGTTTTATGTGTCAGAACTAAATTTTTTTATATAAATTTGTAATTTAATAGCATATAATATGATATTAAAGGTTTTTACATACTCATCATCTTTTTACCAATAAATTTTTGTGGAACTCCGTCATTTTCACTTGCAATTGATATATTATCAGAACCAATACTCATACTTCCAGAACCATCAGTTAAAACTGATTGTGTTTCCATATCAATTCTGTTATTAATATCCCTCATAATATTGTTGAAATTTTGTTGAGGTGGATGTTGTTGTGGAGGAGCGTTATTGCGTTGAGGTGCAGAATATTGTGCTTGTGCTTGTTGGCGTTGTGGTGGAGGTTGCATCATTCCTCCAAGATTTTGCATTAATCCACCAATATCTAATCCACCATTATTTCCACCACTGCCTCCCAAAATATTTCCCATCATTCCCATTAATCCTCCTGCCATTGGATTACCAGCTTGTTTTTGGTCTGAACCCATCTCTTTTGCTGTTGCTGCCGCAAATTGTTTTTTTAATTCAGGATTATTATTTAATACTCTATCAATATCAGGCATTTGTTGTTTATATCCCGTAAATATAGAATTAGTTACATGATATAATACTCCTGAAGATACTAGTGAAAATACAAGTCGCATCTCTGGAGGCATTGATGATTTTCCTTTATATTTCTCATATAATTCCTCAAAGATTTCATCATAACTATCAATATCTTCACTTATTGATTCAGACCAACCTTCTAATTTTGCTCCTAATGGATCAAATTTACCATTCAAAAATTCAACACCACTGGCAAAAGCTATAAGTGCTTTACGTTGAAATTTTACTGAAGCATCAATTGATTTATCATTAATAATTCTATCATATTCACGCTTCATTTCAGCATAATCACTTTCCATTGTATAATTATGCGAATATCCATTTCGCTTATCTAAACGCTCAAATTTATATAAAAGTTCCCTCTTTTTTCTCATTAGTTTTTCACGAGACATACGTTCATATTTACGACGGTCTTCATAGGATGAATTTGAACTTCCACTTGAACCTGATGCTATACTTCTTGTTCCTGCTGATGATACACTATCTGATGGACTAACTTCGCTATCACTTTGATGACGATTATGTCTTTGATGATGATGACCTTTACGAGATGATTTTGAACTACGAGTTGAACGTGAAACTCCACTCGAACTACCACTAATTGAACTTCCAGTATCAGTAGCTGCTTCATTAAAATTTGGTTGTCTCATACTATTATCATTATGTTTAATATAATTTTCATTCATTATTAAATCCATTCCCAGATTTTGGGGACTATTTTGTACATTAAAATTTGGATGTTGCATTTTTTTTCATACAATTTTAATAAAGTATAAAATATATTATTTTTATATATTTAATTAAAAATAATGATTTAACTTTAAATACATAATATTTAATTTTATTATTATTTTATTTATTATTTTATTTATTATTTTTTTAATTTTTTATATTCATCTTTTGATATTCTAATATATTTATTATCTTTTAACTTATAATAATATCCAGCTTTACTTTTATAAATTGATTTTTTATTTTTTTTACCGCCATCTTGTCTTTGACGTTTTTCATGTCTTCCTGAACTATTTGGATTTTTATGCAAATTCCAATTAAAATCATCTATATCTAATTGTATATATTTATTATTCTCTAATAATTTTTTTGAAAATGATAATGCAATATCATTATATCTTGATTTATTTAAATTGAATTTTAATAACGCATTTAAATTGGATTTATATAGTTTCCAATCTTCATCATTATAAGTAGCACTTTTATTATTTATACGTTTATAAAATATAAAAGGTGGTTGTTCTCCATACTTTTCTTTATCATATTGGTTAAATTTTTCTAAAATAGTTAATAAATACTTACTATGATCATCTCCAACATGAATAATAATGTTTGTTAAATAATTTTGTGATATATTTTGTGATATATTTTTACAAATTCTACATAATACATAAATATCTAATTCTATTCTTGATAATGTAAATAATAGTCTTTTCATTTGCTCTACTGATAACAATGTTTTGATATCAAACATATTAGCCTGATCAACATCAATATTAATATAACTATCATTAGCAATTATTTCCATAATTGACTCATATAAAATATTTAAAAATATAATTTTATTTCTACTAAATATACTTCTATTAAATTCTTTCTTCAAAATTAAATTATTATCTAATTGTTTATTTAAATAAAACTCAATTAATTGATATAAATACAAACCATCGTTACTATTATCTAACTTGTTAATATATTTTAATAAATTTTCTACTTCAATCGTCTCATTCTTTGGTCCTTCTATAACTTTTCTTTTAAATGATAAATTATTATTTAATATTTTATCTAAATTATTTACCTTATAAATATTATTAACATATTCTTTTATATTCTCTTTATTTTTCTTTTTTTGTAAAATAAAATCTTTATTTAAAATTGGATCTATCCAATGTATTCTATTATATCGAAAAAAAGAAGCATATATACTAGCACCTTTTTTTTTATCATAATCAATTTTTTTTTCTATACATTTTTTCCTTAACTCCATTATCCATGACTTATCATTTCCTATGTTATATTCTATACCAGATTGTATATCAGAAGCATCCATTTCTAAAAAAAAATCCATTTCAATATTTTTTTCAATATTTCTTTTAAATAATTGTTCATATAAAGTAATATAATTATTAACCATATTATTATCATTCTCCAATATACCTCTTTCAACTAATTGTGTATATTCAGTATCATGTCTTTCACCAACTATATATACATTTTTTTCATTAAATAATTCACTTTGTATCAATATATTATTATATGATAATATTCCATCAACTTCTTTATTTTTTTTTTTTCATCATATATATTTTTTATTTCCATTTTTATTATTATTTTATTATTTTATTATTATTTTATTATTTTATTATTATTTTATTATTTTATTATTATTTTATTAT